CATACGCATCGGGATGGGTAGAGTGGTCTGTTCCTGAGATGTCGGATGTTAACGATGTAGACTTATGGTATGAAACAAATCCGTCGATGGGATATCACCTAAATGAGCGTAATATTCGCTCGGAAATTGGTGACGATGATACGGATTTTAATATTCAACGTCTGGGGCTTTGGATAAAGTACAACCAGAAGTCAGCAATAAGCCGCAATGAGTGGGAAGCGTTGCAAGTCGATAAGCTGCCTAAATTAACAGGCCAGCTTTTTGTAGGTGTCAAATTTGGCATCAATGGCGAAAACGTGGCTCTAGCTATTGCGGTAAAGACTGAAGACGGGAAAGTATTTTGCGAAGTCATCGGGTGTCAGCCGATTAGAAATGGCATTACATGGATAGCAAATTTCTTGTCCAAAGCAGATATCCGAAAGACAGTGGTCGATGGGAAAAACGGAATTGACGTTCTGATGGACGCTATAAAGCAAATGCGCATTAAGCATGTAGAAACGGTCACTGTCTCACAAGTCATTAAGGCAAACAGCGTTTTTGACATAGCTATGGAACAAGGGACATTCATGCACATGCATCAGTCAGCAGTGACGCAGGTTGTTGCAAACTGTGAACGCCGGAAGATTGGGGCTAACGGCGGCCTCGGATATCAGTCATCATTAGATGGCGCAGATATCGCACTGCTCGACAGTATGATCCTTGCACATTGGATCTGTACAGAAACAAAGGCAGAAAAGAAAAAACAACATGTTGATTATTAAGGCATCTCTTCGGAGGTGCTTTTTTAATACCAATTTACGGATACCGACCGGTTAAGAGGGAAAGGAAACAAAATGGCAGATTTCAAAGTTATTGAAACTCAAGAACAATTTGACGCGGCAATCGGTCCGCGCCTGGAACGTGCAAAGAAATCTTTTGAAACAGAACTGAGAGAGAAGGGCTGGAAGTCTCCGGAAGAAATCACGGCTTTAACTGATGATCTCACAAAGCAGATTGAAACCCTAAAGAATACTGCTGCTGAGACAGAGCAGAAACTGTCCGAAAAGGACGCTAAGATCGCCGAAGGCGAGAAGTATAGAACCGATATGGCAAAGGTTCGGATTGCAATCGGGATGGGGTTATCAATCGAAGACGCTGAAAATTTCAAAGGTGAGACGGAAGAAGAATGGACGGCTTCCGCAAAGGCAGTTCTTGGACGTTATCAGGCATATGCGGCGAACATGAATCGCCCGTCACCGCTTGGAGCTACTGAGCAGACAGGCGGGTCAACAAGAGATCAATTCGCTTCATGGTTAAGCGAAGCATTAAATTAAGGAGGACATTATGTCTGGAATCAGCACAAACAGAACAAATATCACACTTCCCGCAGAAGTAAGCGCAGAAATTCTGCAGAAAACACAGGATCAGTCCGCAGTTATGAGCCTTGCTCGCCAGATCGCACTTCCCGGCAGAGGCCTGAGCATTCCGGTTATCACTGGCGATCCCGCCGCTGAGTGGGTGGCAGAGACTGGCGAAAAGCCCGTTTCTAATCCTTCTCTCACTACAAAGATGATGACTCCCTACAAACTGGCAGTTATCGTTCCTTTCTCCATGGAGTTCCGCAGAGATGCGAAGGCTCTTTATGATGCACTTGTACAGCGTCTGCCTCTGGCTCTTGCCGCTAAGTTCGACGCTACCGTATTCCACGGCACTGCTCCTGGATCCGGATTTGATACATTTGCTGCAGTTACAGGGCAGACGATCTCTGGCACCGGAAACAGCTTCTACAATGGAATCGTAGCAGCAGATGAGGCGATCGCTACTGCTGGCGGTATTCTTACCGGCTTTGCTATGTCTCCTCAGGCTAAGGGCGAGATGCTCAAGGCTGTTGACAACAACAAGCGCCCTCTGTTCGTCAACAACGTTGCTGAAGGTGCAGTCCCTATGCTGATCGGTGCTCCCGTAAGCTATGCAAAGGCTGCTTACAAGGCAGGCGATTCTAACAATGCGGATGTCATCGGCTTTGCAGGCGACTGGACACAGGCTATGTACGGCACTGTTGAAGGCGTGCAGATCACTATCTCCGACCAGGCTACTCTTACATACACAGAGAACAGCCAGACCGTCACTCTCAACCTGTGGCAGAGAAACATGTTCGCAGTTCGTGCAGAGATCGAGGTCGGTTTCGTTGCTGATACGTCTGTGTTCAACAAGATCACCAGAACACACGCATAAGGAGCGCTTGAATGGGCGCGGCTTTTGTAACGCTTGCCGAGCTCGAAGCACTTACGGGTGTGCGCTATACGGATGATGATTTGATGCGGGCGGAAACAATACTTCCGCTCGTGTCTGATCTTATTCGTATTGAAGGACGCAAATGCAGTGTTGATGTCGATGAGAGAATCGAAACTGATTCAGCATATGAATCTGTAGTAAAGATGATCACATGTGATGTCGTTGCTCGTGCAATGCGTCAATCAAAGACAGGCGACCCGTTAAGCCAGGAATCACAGAGCGGACTCGGTTATACGTGGTCGGGAACGTATGCGATACCTACCGGCGGCGTCGCGATGTCGCTCATGAATAACGAGCGCAAGATGCTCGGCTTTAAGCGTCAGAAATATGGAGTTATTGAATTATGGGACGGCTCAGCGGACAAACAGTAATCTTATACGACAAGCGACAGACAGGTGTAGACGGATTTAATCGTCCGGTTTACGAGGATGTCGCGATCACAGTGGATAACGTTCTTATCGGGGAGCCTACCAGTGAGGACGTTATCGACACGCTGAATCTCACCGGGAAGCATCTGGCATACACGCTGGCGATCCCTAAAGGCGATACGCACACATGGACGGATCGAAAAGTCGAGTTTTTCGGCCAGATGTTCCACACGATCGGAGAGCCTACGCAGGGAATTGATCATCTGATCCCGCTGGACTGGAACGCAAAAGTAAAGGTAGAGCGTTATGGCTAAAAAGGTTGAATTTCAATTGAATCTGCCCGGCCTGAATGAGCTCATGAAATCAGAAGGTATGTGTAAGGCCCTGGAAGAGGCCGGCGGCACTGTTGCTTCGATTGCTGGCGATGGTTACGGCGTCCGTGTACATCAGGCGTCGTTCGTTGCTATCGCAAATGTCTACCCTGATACAGCCAAAGCGGCAAAAGACAATTATGAAAACAATTCACTGGTAAAAGCACTTGGGGCTTCAGGACTTAGTATGACGAAAGGGGGCAAAGCATGATTGAAAAGACAGTTTTTGACTATCTGAATACAAACATGAACGTCCCTGTTTATATGGAATTGCCTGAATCGGTTACTGCGGAAGAATTTGTCGTGGTCGAGAAGATCGGCGGGGACATTACAGACTATATCCGGTCCGCCACGATCGCGATTCAGTCATACAGCCTGAAAAGCCTGTATAGGGCGGCTCTGTTGAATGAGGCCGTCCATGCGGTTATGGACGTTATGGCGGCGAATACGGACGTTAGTCAGTGCCAGATGACGGCTGACACGAATTTTACTGACACGAGCACGAAGCGATACCGCTACCAGTGCTTGTATAACATTCACTACTAATTAGGAGGAAAAGCATATGGCTGGTACAGCTACCAATGTGACTACTGGTAAACCTAAAGTAAGCGGCGCCGTATTTATGGCTCCGATCGGAACAACAGCCCCAACGGATGCAACGTCGGCGCTTTCTGATGCTTATGTTGATCTCGGCTTTGTTTCAGAGGATGGTGTGACAGAAAGCGTGTCCATTTCCACTTCTAATATCAAAGAGTGGGGCAATGGCATTGTTCTGGTAACTCAGGATGAAAAAACAGCAACACTTAAATTTAAATTGATCGAGTATCTCAATGCTGACGTCCAGAAGTTCGTTAATGGTGACGCGAATGTGTCCGGCAATTTGGAAACAGGACTCCATGTTACCATCAATGACGATGAGGCAGATGAAAGAGTCCTGGTGATCGATCAGATTATGCGCGGTAATATTCCGTTCAGAATCGTAGTTCCGCGCATGAAGATCTCCGAGATAGGAGAAGTTACTTATAAGTCCAATGAGGCAGTTGGTTATGATGTGACTGTGATCGCGATCAAAGACAATGACGGCAAATATGTGCACAAATATTTCGGAGGGTAATCTGCGTGATTGAGGGAATTACAAAAAGCGGCTTTAAGTTCAGTATCCGCGAAGAGCTTGCAGATGACTATGAGCTTTTGGAACTGATTGGAGAAATTGATGAGAACCCGGCTAAAGTGGATGCTCTTTTGGTAAAGCTTCTTGGCAAAGAACAGAAAAATGCGCTAAAGGAACATTTGAGAGGCGAGAACGGGATTGTAAAGCTTACCGACATGGATAATGCAATTACCGAAATCTTCGCCGCTTTCCCTAAATCAAAAAACTGATTGTCCTCGCCGACATGATGTCTAAATACCCCGACGAGCTCACCTGTGATATGGCAGAGACGTACGGGGTTTTTGACATTAAGAGAGTGCCTGCGTCACTTGTGGCTACTCTCGCCGTCGGTCTGAGGGATGACTCCAGAGTAAAGCGGGCAAAATCAGAGACTATGGTAGATGATCAAATATTTTTGCTCGCTACTATAGCTGATAATCTGCGAGTCCTTACATGGCGCATGACTGAGGACGGGCAAGAAGGCATTAATCCGCCAAAACTATTTACAGATTATTATCGAGGCGTCAATCAGGAGCCGGAGTATCAGATATTTGATTCGCCTGAGGATTTCAAGGCGAAATGGAAAGAATTAACGGAGAATTAAGCTATGTCAGACTTAGGAAAAGCTTATGTGCAAATCGTCCCAAAGGCTGACGGCATAAGCAATAAAATTAAATCGACACTTTCGCCAGGCATGGGCGCTGTTGGAGAGTCGGCTGGATCCAGTTTCGTCAGTAAATTTGCTAAGATTGCCGGAGGTGCCGCACTTGGCGCAACGGTGGTTAAAGGCTTGAAAATGGCACTGGATGAGGGCGGAAAGCTCCAGCAGTCTTATGGCGGACTCGATACATTGTATGGAGATGCTGCTCAGGCCGCTAAGGATTACGCCGTACAAGCTGCGCAGGCGGGCATATCTGCGAATGACTATGCGGAACAGGCAGTTAGTTTTGGAGCGGGTCTAAAGGCGGCTTTTGGTGGTGATACTGCCAAGGCAGCAGAAGCGGCAAATACTGCGATTCTTGACATGGCAGACAATGCTGCAAAGATGGGCACGCCGCTCGAAAGCATACAGAACGCTTACCAGGGATTTGCTAAAGGCAATTATACGATGCTGGATAACCTTAAATTAGGTTATGGTGGCACTAAATCCGAAATGGAGCGCTTACTTTCCGATGCTACAAAGCTGACTGGCGTCAAGTATGACATGAACAACCTTGGTGATGTATACAGCGCAATTCATGCTATTCAGGGCGATCTTGGGCTTACTGGTGTAGCGGCTGAAGAAGCATCGTCAACATTTTCCGGTTCATTTGGGGCGATGAAGGCTTCTGCAAAGAATTTCCTTGCAGCGCTAACTACGGGTGGTGACATTCAGTCATCAATGACGACCATGCTTGAATCGGTCGGTACGTTCTTGTTTGGGAACCTTGTTCCTATGCTTGGCAATGTTGTTCAGGCAATTCCTGGGGCAGTTGTTTCTGCTGTCCAGTTTGGTGCGCAGACGCTAATGACAGAAGGTCCCGGGCTCATTAATGGGCTTATTACTGGTATTCAGACAGGTTTGCCGGTTCTTGTTGCTAAAGGTCAGGAAATACTTGGAAGTATTCGTGATGGAATCGTGACATATATGCCGATCCTGTGGGATAACGCAGTAACGATTATCACAGGATACGCCACAAAGATTACAGAACTTATGCCTTTGATAATTACCAAGGGCGGTGAACTGATTGCTACATTAGCTAATGCCATTGTAACGTATTTACCGAACTTGGCTAATAGCGCAGTAGAGACGATCAATTCGATCGGTAATTTTTTAGCTGATAATCTGCCTACCTTGGGCGCTAGAATCGGTGAGTTTACTCAGACAATGGGCGCCACGATTATCCGCAATGTTCCTATTATCATTAGAGCGATTGGGCGTGCCGCTCCTACAGTATTAGCGGCAATCGGGCAGATCGGAATAACAATCATTCAGAATGTCACAAAACTGCTGCCTAAACTTGCGAATCTTGGATTTCAAGCTATTAGCGGTTTGGCGCGTGGCATGGGCGGTGCAGCTCTTGGATTGGTAAAATCCGCAATGGAAAACATCAAAAATGCGATGACTGAGCCAATCCAGAAAGCAAAAGAAAAAATTAGCGGGATCATTGAAAACGTAAAGGGATTCTTCCCTATCAGCGTTGGCAGGATCCTGGACAACATCAGCCTGCCGCACTTCAGCGTCGACGGCGGAGAATTTCCCTACGGCGTAGGCGGAAAGGGTTACATGCCTAGCTTCGGTGTTGACTGGTATGCTCGAGGCGGCATCATTAATCAGGCACAAATCATCGGTGTTGGTGAAGCCGGTCCTGAAGCAGTCGTTCCGTTGTCTGGAAACCATATGAAACCATTTACCGATGCGATTGCAGCAGCAGAAGCCAAAAACAATAATGCATTAATCAATGGAATGTATCGAGCATTTTCTGCGGCACTGGATAATGCCGACTTGACGGTACAGATTGGAAACAGAGAATTCGGCAGGATCTTAAGGGAGGCAGGTGCGTTATGAAAGTCCCGATAAAGTATATAGCATCATCTGGGGATGAATACGATCTTACTGCTAACGGGATCCTGCACAGGTCTGCTAATTACTACAGCTGGACCTGGGGCGTTGAGGGAACAAAACTACAGTACGGCACACGAGTTTCCAACTTCGCCAGAGAAGCAGCCGAGTACGATGCAGAGCTGGTTTTTTACGGAGAACCTGCGGCACTCAGAAGAACAATTAGAGCGCTTCATAATGATTTCGAAAATGATCTGCGGTCTAAGGCTCCAGGTCGAATAATCTTGGGCGATTATTACATTGACTGCTACGTTACACAGTCAACGGCAGATCCTTTAGAAACATGGACATATATAAGTGACAAGATTCATATTTACGTCCCGTATCCATTCTGGATGCAGGACTTTTTTGTTTCGCTTCCTGTTTCCGGAACAACCACGGGCGGATCTTTAGATTATCCATACGATTACATGTATGATTATACATTGCCCGCGGTTGGTACAAGATCCATTCAATCTGATTTCCCTTTTGAATCAGAATTTAAGATGGTTATTTATGGTCCGGTCGTAAATCCGCGCATCACAATCAACAATTATCCTTATGTTCTGTATGCCACAATTCCATCCAATGCATACGTGGTCATTGATAGCAGAAACAAATCAATCATGATGTACAGCGGCGGAACAAAAACAAATATGTTTAATTTCCGCAATAAGACTGATTCGATATTTGCCAAAATACCAGGCGGAAATCTGCTGATTACATGGGACTCCAGTTTCGGATGTGACATTACAATTTTCCATGAAAAGTCAGAGCCCGAATTTGAGGAGGTGCTATGAATGAAGTAATAGTTGCCAACTCCAGCGGCGAAGAAATCCGAAGCATTCTGTATAAAGAGTACGATTTCGAGGTCGGAGACTTTGAAAATAGTTTTCTTGTGACTTGTAATCGTGCCGAATGGGAGAACATTCCCAATGGAGCAAGAATATATATTCCCGGAACAGAATACGGTGGTATTTACAGAAGACTTGAATCAGACACCAAAAATAATATTGTTGCGGTTGGCGGATACACTTGGAGGGGCATGCTTCAGAAAAAAGTGATCATTCCGCCTCCAGGCGCTGATTATGCTACGGACTCAGGTGAGCTCAATGCAGTAATTGGGGCGCGGATTTCTTCCGCATTTCCTAATCTGTTTGTGAGTTCATCAGAGTCTACTGGCATTACGGTTAACAACTATCAATATGATAGGTACGTAACACTTTATGATGGTCTTAAATCGATGCTTAAAAGCAAAGGTTATAAAATGCAGATACAGTACGATCAGGAACGTTGCAAGGTCGTTATTAGTGCAGTGCCGATCGTGGACTATTCGGCGCAGATTGAATATTCCAGTGACATGAATGCTGACTACACTATGCAGTTAGATTCTACTGGAATTAATCATTTGATCTGTCTCGGACAAGGTGAGTTAAGAGACAGGACCGTTATACATCTGTATATGGATAACAACGGGACTATATCAAGAACACAGACATTGTTTAATGAAAATGAAATCGCAATGGTATATGACTATGCCGGAGCAGCAGAAGAAGATCTGATCAAATCTGGAATTGACAGACTGAAAGATTCAGCCAACCTTAACCAATTCAGTATTGATCTGGAGAGTGCCAGAGACGTGGCGATTGGTGACATCGTTGGTTCTCGTGATTACATTACAGGAATGGTTATGACGGCTCCGGTTACAACTAAGATTGTAACATGGAGATCTGGATTCGAGAAAACAGAGTATAAGCTGTCTGACGACGTAATCGTATCATCATAACGGAGGCATTTATGAACATAATTACTGGATATCGGGCCGAGCCACACATCACGGCCCAGCAGGACAGAAATGTTAATATGGGCATCTTCGGGTCCGGCACGTACATAGTGGACATTGGTTCGAAGATGGCGGCGACGGTCGTGTCAGCTAATGAGATCACCATCGCGAACGGTCTCCTGGTAGCCGAAGGATGCACGGCAGAGATCGAGAGGGGCACATCGGAGTCTCTGGAGATCGCCAACGGCTCCCAGGGAATGCTGAGGACGGACCTGATCGTGGTGAGATACACGAAGGCTTCTGGAACAGGAGTCGAGAGCATGGAGCTCGCAGTGATCACCGGCACTCCTGCAGCATCGAATCCGGCAGACCCGAGTTACAACACCGGATCCATCGCAGCAGGTGACACGCTCGTGGACTTCCCGCTCTACAAGATCAGTCTGAATGGCATTTCGATTGAGACCGTGACGAGGATCCCGAGCATCGTGTCAGTGGCAAAGACGAGCGATGTGTCAGCCGTATCGTCGGCGTTATCTACGCTCTCGAATACTGTTACGACACTATCAAATAAGATCGGCAACACTGCGATGGGGACTGTCGCCACGACTGTAACGGCAGCGATCAGAGAACTGCTCACGAAGATCAATACTCTCACGAACAATCTCACTGCGGTCGCGAACCGCGCATCGGCACTGGAGACAAAGACGGCAGGATTCAGTGGAACGCTTCTGCTGTCAGTTCCTAACGGCGAGACAAATTACAGACGCCTTAATTCGGTGTCAACATATCTGGTCATCGTCTCGACCGTGGCGGGAGTCGACGCAATGAAAGGCATGTATATAGTCGGAGTTCAGTCAAATAACGCCATTGGGATAAAGGCAGTAAGCACTGCTTCGAGCGTGTCTCTGTTTGACCAGGGTAATTTACTGCTCGGAATCCGTAACAATGGAGCGTCATACATCCGAGTTAACATTATCACGCTTTATGGCGATGCGCTTTGATAAGGAGGTGTGGAATGAATGCCTCAAAAATCATCAAGGGAGTGGTCGGCGGTGGAAGATATACCGTCACTGCTCCGATAATCAAAGAGGATTACGGTCTGTATCTGCAAATCGAGGGCATCGAACTACCAGATACCTATGAGGTCGATTTTTCCAACGATGAGCATTCGGGAACGTCCGTAACCATGATTGGAAATGCGGACGGAGTGCTTATTCCTGCACAGTTTATCAAGTCGGGCAAGGATGTATTCGCGTTTCTGTATCATGTCGGAGCGGATTATGGCAGAACTGTCTACAAGTTCCGTATCCCTAACAAGTTGCGCCCAGACCGCACGAACGAAGAGCCGACACCCGAAGAACAGAGCGTTATTGACCAAGTTATTGCAAGCCTTAACGATGCGGTAGACCGTGCCGAGGACGCACAACAGGCGATTGAGGATATGTCCGTATCTGCGCAGACTTTGGCAGAAGGCTCGACTGCAACCGTCACCAAGACCGAACAGGAAGGTGTTGTACATCTTGAGTTTGGAATCCCTAGAGGTGCAACAGGCGCACAGGGGGAGCGTGGCGAAAAGGGCGATAAGGGTGACACTGGTGCACAGGGTATTCAAGGCGATACCGGTGAGAGAGGTCCTAAAGGTGACAAAGGCGATAAAGGTGATAAGGGAGATAAGGGC